CAGAACATTATGTTGGAGAATTAGTTAGAACTGGTGATGGTAAACTTAAATGGAGATTAAATAATGATAAATTTCCATTACGGAGTTATGATAAAGATAATGCTAATCGTGAAGGATGTTTAGAGATATTTGAGATGCCTTCAGAAAATGCAAATGGTGAAATAGCTCACGGTAGATATATTGCAGGAATTGATCCTATTGATGCCGATTCAGGTACTTCATTATTTTCAATTAAAATAATGGATTTATTTGTAGATAGAATTGTAGCAGAATTTTCAGGAAGACCTAGATTAGCTGAAGAAGCTTATGAGATTGCATTAAGAATGTTAGAATTTTATAATGCAGTAGCTAATTATGAAAAAAACTTAAAAGGTTTATTTAGTTACTTCGATAAAAAGAATGCACTATTTAGATTATGTGATACTCCTCAAATTCTTAAAGATATGCAAATGACTAAGGATATGGGATATGGTAATACCTCTAAAGGTACAATGGCAAATGCTGAAGTAAATAAGTGGGGTAGAAAATTACAAGCAGATTGGATGAACACATCTTTAGAAGATGAAGAAAATCCTGGTAAATTAAAACTACATACATTAAGAGGTTTAGCTTATATTGAAGAATGTATTAAATGGAATTCTGATGGTAACTTTGATAGAGTATCTGCTGCAGGTATGTTATTTATACTTCGAGAAGATAGATATAAACGAACACAATCTGCAATAGCTAATAAAGATAAACAAATTGAAACTTTAGCAAATGATAAATTTTTTAATAGAAATTTTAATCAATTAAACGCTATGAACGGAAAACAAATATACTATTAATATATGATAAATTATTTTGAATTAAGATTAAAATGTTGTATATTGTAAAGTTAAATAAATTTAAATAAATGGAAGGACGTAATTTACGAATTCAGCAACCTCGACAAAGATTACCATATAAACAAAAAACAAAACAATGGAGGACAGATTGTATCGATTATAGTGATAAATATTCATTTTATCACGATGATAGTGTTAGACGTACTTTTAAAAATAAAATTATTAATTATAATCTTTATAATGGTATTTTAGATATGCAGGATTTAACAGAAGTTGTTAATCCACATCACTTAGAAGCTAGTTATGTACCTCAACAAATTCCACATATACCAATCATTGTTCCTAAAATTGATTTACTAGTGGGTGAAGAAATTAAACGTAGATTTGATTGGTCTGTTATTGTAACTAATCCTGATGCAATTACTAAGAAGGAAGAAGATAAGAAAACTTTTCTTTTTCAAAAACTTAGTAAAATGTTAGAAGAAAATTATCAGGAAGATGAGTTAAAACAAAAGATGGACGAATTAGGTAAGTATATGAAATATACTTGGCAAGATCTTCGTGAAAAAATGGCTAATCAAATTCTTAGACATTATTGGCAGGAATTAAAATTCTCTGAAAAGTTTACAGATGGTTTTAAAGACGCTTTACTTGTTGCTGAAGAGATATATCTAGTTGATATATCTCATGGAGAACCAACATTTGAAAGATTAAATCCATTAAAAGTTCACGCTATCAGAACTGGCAATTCTAATCGATTTGAAGATGCTGATATTATTATAATGGAAGATCACAAATCACCCAATCAATTAGTGGATGAATATTTTGATGAACTTAAACCTGAAGAAATTGATTATTTATTAGAATATTCTACAAGATCAGGTAAAGGTACATATTCTGAAGATTATGATAATCATACTTTATTTAGAGATAAAACAGATACTGGAGGATTATTTGAAAGTATAAGTCAAATGGCTGAATTAAATGGTCATTGGTTTAATAATAATTATACTGATGAAAACGGTAATATTAGGGAGTTAAAAGTTAGATGGAGGTCTTTACGTAAAATTAAAAAGATTAAATTTTATGATGAATATGGAGATGAACAATTTAGATTTGAATCAGAAGAATATAAACCTGAAAAAGATTTAGGTGAGGAATCTACGGACTTTTGGGTATCTGAAGGTTGGGAGGGTATTAAATTAGGTAAAGATATTTATCTTAAAATGAGACCTCTTCAAGTTCAATATGTAAAAGCTAATAATCCATCGAGAGGTCACTTAGGTGTAATTGGTCAAATATATAATACAAATCAAGGTAAGGCTGTATCTTTAGTAGATAGAGCTAAAAACTTCCAGTATATGTATGATGCGATGTTTGATAGACTTAATAAAGCTATATCTACAAACTATGGTAAAATATTAGAACTTGATTTAGCTAAAGTACCAACTAACTGGGAGATTGAAAAATGGATGCACTTTGCAGTAGTAAATAAGATTGCTGTAGTAGATTCATTCAAAGAAGGTCAACATGGTCAATCTACAGGTAAACTTGCAGGTAATATGAATACTGTTGGTGGTAGAGCTATTGATATGGAAACAGGTGCTTATATACAACAACATATTCAATTACTTGAATTTATTAAAATGGAAATGGGTGAACTTTGTGGTGTATCAAGACAACGTGAAGGACAAATTTCTAATAGAGAAACTGTTGGCGGTGTTGAACGTTCTGTAAATCAATCTAGTCATATTACTGAATATTGGTATATGCAACATGAAGCTGTTAAAATTAGAGTGCTTGAAGCATTCTTAGAAACTGCTAAAATTGCATTGAAAGATGTTGAGAATAAAAAGGTTCAGTATATATTAGATGACCAGACTATTGAGATTCTTAATATGGAAGGTGAAACTTTTGCAGAGTCTGATTACGGTTTATTAGTATCTAATACTCCTAAAATTATAGAACTTGAGCAAGCTATTAAACAATATGCTCAGGCATTTATTCAAAATGGTGGTTCAATGACTACAATTATGGATATTTACTTTAGTCCGTCATTAATGGATATGAGACGTAAGTTAGAAATGGCTGAAGAACAAATGCAACAAAATCAATCTCAACAAGCACAAGAATCTAATAAGATTCAGCAAGAAGCTAATGCTGCACAAATGGAATTGGAACAACAAAAACTTCAATTAGAAGATTTGAAAAATCAAAGAGATAATGAAACTAAACGTTATATTGCAGAATTAGGAAATGATAACGATAAAGATGGTATTGTTGATGATGGTATTGGAGACCCTTTAGACCAAGAAAAATTTCAGTTTGATATAAATAAAGCTAGAGCAGATTATAATCTTAAATTAAAAGCATTAGATCAAGATATGATTCAACATAAAGATAATGTAGAATTAAAGAAAGAATCTAATCAAATTTCTAGAATTAAGAAAAAATCCACAACATAAACGCTATGGGCGAAAATTAGTCAACTAAGAATATTATAATTTTTAGTTGACATTGCTCATAAAAAACACTATCTTTGTAAACTTAGAATAAAACATAACAATAATAAATAATCGAATGGAAGACGATAATGAATTAGGTATGGGTTTATTTGAAGGAAATCAGGAATTAAATTTTAATTTCCCATTACCTGAAGATGATCATACTGATGAAGAAGAAATTGATAATAATACAAATGTAGATGACACTACATTAGAAAATAATAACCACGTTGAGGACGATAGTTCAGAGGAAGTAGACGAGGAAGATGTTGAAGATGAAGGTAGTGAAGGCAGTGAGTCTTCTTCCAACTTATATTCTTCTTTAGCTGCTTTTGTTCACGAACAAGGTTTGCTACCTTCTCTAGACATCGATTTAAAAGAAATTAAATCTGCTGATGATTTTGCTAGTGTTTTTAATAAAGAACTAGATATTCAAGCAGAGTTAAGATTAAATGATTATTTAGCAAATCTAGATTTAAATAAAATAGGTATTGCTAAAAAAGATATTCAAGACCTTAGTACTATTAATTCTGATTTATTAAAAAACGATATTGATTTAGCTAAACGTATAATCTATGACGATTATCTTAATCAAGGTTTAGATGAAAAGAAAGCTAATAGAATGTTGAATCGTTTGATTGATTTAGGAGAGGATGCTATTTTAGAAGATGCTTCAGAATCTTTAGAAAGTCTTAAAGAATTTAAAGCTCGTGAAATTGAAAGAGAAACTCAATCTTATAAAGAAAGGTTAGAAGCTGATAAAATTCAACAAGCTAAATTAGATGAACAAATGAAGAAAACCATTTATGAATCTAAAGATTTAATTGCAGGTTTAAAACCTAATAAAGCATTACAAGATAAAGTTTATAAGTCAATTAACGATATTGTAGGTAAATCTCCAGATGGTACTTTTGAAAATAAATTTATGAAAGAACGTAGAGAAAATCCTTTAGAATTTGAAATCAGAATGTATCACTTTTATGAACTTACAAACGGTTTTAAAGATTTAAGTAAAATCTCAACAACTGCTAAATCAAGTGCTGTAAAAGATTTAGAGAAAATTGCACGACAAACTAAGTTGAAAGACAATGGTACTCCATTATGGCAACAAGATTCTAATACATACAGTAATTTTTCTGGACATGTGTTAAATTTATAATAAACCTGATTCCAAGGTTAAGTGGAAAACTCTGTATATTACAACGAAGTAATATACTTAAATATATATAATATGTCGATAGGCAAGTTTGTAATGACTAAAAGTCAAGCTTTTAGTGGTTTGACGCTAAAAAATCACATCTCTCAATTGTTTGGTTCTCAACCTCAATTGATTTCACCATTGACAACTGTACTGTTGCAAAATTCAGGAATGAAAAATTTGGATACAACCTTATCGTTATTCCCTGAAAAAATTATTGCTACTGCAGATGATTTTGTATGGAAAGTTGTTGGTTCAGACGAACGTAACATTGCGTTAGTTGAAGCTAGATATAACGGAGCTATTGTAGATGGTGCAACTGTTGGCGTTGGTGCTGGTAGAGCAACATTTGAATTGGTATTCGCTGAAAAATGGTTTACAAAAATGCATTTGATTGCAGGTAATAGACCTGATACATATCAAGTGAGAATTATTGAAGATCCTTATGAAGAAGGTTCTAACTATGTTTATACTTGTGAAGTATGGGGTGGTCAAGAATCTCTATTGGGTATTCCAGGAGATGAATTTTTACCAGGAAACAGATTCTCTATTGAGGGTGCTCCTGTTGAAGATGAGTTATCAATTCAAGGTGCGGGTATTCAATTCACCTCCCCTTTCTTAATGAGAAACTCTGTTACCTCTATTCGTATGGAACATAAAGTTTCAGGTGCAATGATTGATTGTAAAATTCAACCAGTATATCATGCAGGTATTGAAACAAGAGATCCTAATACTGGAAAAGTTCATAGTTCTACAACTTGGATGCAAGAAGTTTACTGGCAGTTTGAAAAAGCTTTATCTCGTATTAAATCTCGTACTATCATGTTTGGTAAAACAAACCGTGATGAAAATGGACGTTTCTTGAATAAAGGAAATGCTAATATTGAAATTAAAGCTGGTTCAGGAATTCGTGAACAAATGGAAGTTTCTAATACAACTTACTACAATAGATTCTCTATTCGTATGTTGGAAGATTTGTTATCTGAACTATCAGAAGGTAAATTAGATTGGGGTGAAAGAAAATTTATGTTACGTACTGGTGAAAGAGGTGCTGCACAATTCCATAGAGCTGTAGCAGAAGTTGCTTCAGGATGGGCTGCTTTAGGATTTGATAATACTAATCAAAATGCAATCAAACAAGTATCTTCTAAATTTCATAACAATGCATTCTCTGCAGGATTCCAATTCACAGAGTATAGAGCTCCTAATAACATTCATGTAATGTTAGAAGTTGATCCAATGTATGATGATAAAGTTCGTAATAAAATTCTTCACCCAGATGGTGGTGTAGCTGAATCTTACAGATACGATATTCTTTACATCGGTTCAATGGAAGAGCCTAATATCCAAAAAGTAAAAGTTAGAGGTTCTGACGAATTACGTGGATATATGGCAGGTATTAGAGATCCTTATACAGGTCGTAGAGGTGGAACAATGCAATTAATGGAAGATTCTGCAACAATGACTGCTCTTGTAGAGGGCGTAGGTTCATTAGTTAAAGATGCTTCGAGAACGGCTAGTTTGATCCCATCATTGTTAAACTAAAAATTAAAATAATGTCTGGCAGTCATATACTGAAGTTGGACAAAATAAATCGGGGATGTAAAAGTCCCCGTTTTAACTAATTAAAAATCTTTCGGAAGAAGACAAATAAAAAGAAGAATGGAAAAAACAATTAAGAGTAACTTTACGTTACCAAATGAAGTAGTCACACTTAGATATATTCATAGAAATAGAGGAATGGCTGCTAATGTAGATAAAAATCACGTAATTTCAGGTGGTTTACTTTCTAAAGCAGTTCGTAAATTTTGTACTCCTCTTATGAGAAATGGGTCAATTGCTAATATTTTAACTACTGATGAAAAAGAATATTTAGAATCTATTACAGGTTTAAATTTATCTGTATATGGAGATTTCTGGAATACTTTTAGAGTTGCATTACACAAAGAAGATGCTAATAATAGATTAGATTTAAGTAATGCAATGGATTATATTTCATACAAAATTTTAGAATCTTTAAAGAATGAGATTTCTCCAGACTGGAAAAGTCGTAATTCTAAACAAACTTATCAATTTGCAATTTGTAGAGAGAATGAAGAAATGTTAGAATCTAAAGGTAAATATGATGCTAAAAAAGAAGCGTTTAAAATGTACGGTAAGATTGAAGATGATAAAGATAAATTACTTAGTGTTCTTAAATTACTTACAAATAAACCTATTTCACCAGAAGTTAAATTAGAATGGTTGCAACATAAAGTTGAAGAATTTATTGATAATGAAGCTGCTAAATTTGTTAGTGTGATGAATGATAAAACTCTTTATACAAAAATGTTAATTAATACAGGAATTGATAAAGGTGTGATTCTTAAAAAATCTAATAAGTATTCAACTGAAGATGGTTTAGATCTTTGTAACTCTGGAGAGATTGCCACATTTGATAACGCAGTAGCTTATTTAGATAATGTAAAAAATCAAGATGTTAGATCGTTAATAGAGGCTAAGATTAATAAAAAATAAATATGACAAATCAAGAATTCCGCAACCAGTTTGATATATCTTATAATGCTATAGCAAGTAACTCGGCTCCAGGAATTGATGATTACGAACTTAGCGTTTATCTTTCAAAAGCACAACTTGAAATAGTTAAAAATTACTACGATCCTTTAAGCAATCGTAAACAGAAAGGTTTTGAAGCTACTGAAAAAAGACGTAGAGATTTAAATCAATTAGTTAAAGATTATAAGACATCTACAACAATAACTAATTCTTCTAATATTAATTCTGAAGCTAAATTTTATACTGTACCAAATGATTTATTTCTAATTGTTAATGAAAAAGCTAAAATAACGTCAGAAGATTGTTACAATAACAAAACTTTAACTATTAAACCAATATCATATGATGAATATGATGTTCAAATTGATAATCCTTTTGAAAAACCAAATGAAAAAGTTGCTTGGAGATTAGATTTATCAAACGTTAATAATACTAAAGTTGTTGAAATTATATCACCTTATAACATTTTAGGAACATTAGAATATCAAATTAGATATATTAAATATCCAAAACCTATTATTATTACAAATTTAAATACTGCTTTTCCATCAGACAATTTAACAATTGATGGAATTTCTGCAGAAACTCCTTGCGAGTTAAATATAGAAATCTGTAGAGAAATATTAGATAGAGCGGTGTTATTGGCACTAGCAGACTATCGTCCGCAGAATTTACAAGTAAAGGCTCAAATGAGCCAAACCAATGAATAAATATTATTATAAATTAAAACAAATTAAACTATGTTTGTACCTTCGCAAACGGGAGAAATCCTTATTGGAAATGCAGTAGCTACAGAAACAACTGTACCTACTTTTATTGCATCAGCATCAGATAAAGAATTGAAAGTATTATCTAAAGATGGTACTAATGTTGCTGCAAAAAAACCATTTTATGTTCTACAAAAAGCAGATGGAATCCCTGGAGGATTTGAATTCTCAGATAAAGTTGATCCAAAGTATGTAGAAAAAGTTACAGTTACTGCTTATTCTCCTGAAGTATTAGGTTCTTATAAAATAGATGGTTTCAACACAGCAGGTGTTGTAGCAGCTAAAAGAACTTATGAAGTTGAAATTAGATTGGAAGACCAATTGTCTCCTGAAAATTTTACAACTATTCAAGGTTATTATGTAACTGGTCAAGTATTAGGTTCTGATACAGCTACAACTGTTAGAGATGGTGTATTGCTATCTTTGAATAAAAACTTATCCAATCGTGGATCAGATGAATTTACAGCAGTTGCTAATGGTACTGGGATTTTAATTACAGAAAAAATTCAAGTAAATAAACCAGGTAAAGATACTGGTCGTAAATTACAGTTTACTGTTAAAGGTAAAGTTTTTGAAAATGTACCTACAAATGGTAATAGTTCAAATCTTGATGTATTGACTACAACTCAAGTAACTGCACCAAAACCTGGTACAGGAACTGGTAAATGGGTTACTAATGCTGAATACGTTCTTAAAGGATTTAAATATGATCCATCAAGAGATTATGGTTATCCAGCAAATTTTGATAGTACTCCAGTTTATGCTTCTAAATCAGGAGTGTATAATCTTATACATATTAAACATTATGTTCCAAATACATCAGTTGGTGTAGAACGTCAATATAAAGTTTTAACTATTGCTGTAGATAAAGGTGCAGATACATTAGCAAATAACGCTAATACAAACACAATTCTTACATCAATTAGAACTGCAGTTGATACATATGCTACAGTACCAGCTAATTTACCAGTAGTATAATAACATAAATAAATAATAACCTAAAAGGCTGATTGTAAACATTAATTTGTACGCAGTCAGCCTTTTTTATATAAAAAATATGTCAGCGGTCGTAATAAAAAACTTTGAAATATTAGAGAATGGTCAGCAACTTGCGATAGATGTTGAAACTGTTGAAGGAAGTATTATAACTTCTATTCAATTATGGAATATTAATACCTTTAAAGATTATTCTTTAAGTATTAATTTAAATTATAAATTAGAACAAATTAACAATAAAGAAGTTTTTATAATAGATGCTAAAGAGGTAAATGTTTATTCGTTTACAGATATTTGGTTTGTTGAAATTCAAAGTAATTACGTAGGTACTGAAGGTTGTACGACTTGTCAGGACCCAGCATTAGGTATTACTTATAATTTACAACCTTATTATAAATGTATGTTGAATTATTTATTAGATATGGAAAAATCTATAGACTGTAATTCAACAAGTATTTATGCTAATAATTTAACGGTTACTGTAAACTTATTGATAGATTCTATTGAAAAATCATTAGATATTGGATATTATTTACAAGCAATTGAGATGTTAAATAATCTAAAAAAACTTTGTAATATATCTAAATGTAAAAATTGTGAAACAGTTAAGTGTAGTTCTTGTAGTAAATTTATACAACAATAAGATATGCGACAGATAAATGAAAAAGCACATTATTCTACATTAATTAGTTCTTTAAATAAAGAATATAAGAAAACTAAATTAGGTAAAACATTAACTCCAAATGATATTTATTTATTAGATATTGTATATAATTTATTACAAGGTTGTTGTTTAGAATTGAGTGATATTGAAATTAAAAAACTTTTAACAGTTTATAATAATCTTTTATTTGGTTCTAAAGTAATTTGTAATAATAATTATCAAGAAACCTATCAAATGAGTAAAAAAGATAAATTTATACAAGCTGAAAAAAAAGATTGTAATAATTATCCATCAAATACAAATTATATTTATTATTGGCAAGAAGATGGACCAGCTATTACAATTAGTGAGATAACAGATCTCTTAGATGATTTTGGATTTATATTTTCAAAAGAAAAAGATACTAAACAAGCATTTAGTATAGGTAAAGATATATCTTATATATTAGTTGGTAGAATTTCTTTTGCGATTGTAGATTCTAAATCTACAGATGATTATATTATTTATGACTATTTAAATAATAATGTAACAGAAGGTTTTACTAAAATATATATTGAATCTCATAAATTAATAACTTATGTTTCTAATAATATATATGCTAACGGAATAATGAATTTTAAAATTAAAAAATAATATAATGGCGGATTATAAAAACATTCCTCTTGGATTACGAACTCAAACACAAATACCTTTAGATGTTAAAGAATATATACAAAATGAATCATTGCTTTCAAATCTTGGAGTAAATGGTCAATTAGCATATACATATACAAAAGGATTGGTTGTGTATTGTATTGAAGAAAGTACAAGATGGGAATGGACAGAGGTTAAACCTGGATTAGAAGATACAGGTTTAATAAATCAAGATTTCATATATTCAGATAACCATATTGCATTTGGAATTGATTATTCTAATAAAAGATATAATTTTTTTC